GCTTCGATTCATCCTTTGTGCAATTTGATAGATTGCCGGGATTCCCTAAACATGACTTACTATTTATGCTCTCAGTAGTTATTAGCGTTATCAGTGCGTTAGCTATCGAGAACCGGTTTAATCATTATAGTTTTTTTTGTGGAAATGTCCACAGCCGACGACGGGTAACGGTCGATTAACGGGACGACGCCATACGGTCGAAGGTGAAATGTTTAATGAATGATATTACTGCTTTGTTTAACGATGAATTTGTAGAGGAAGTATCCGAAGAACAAGAGGCTGCGGAGACTGCAAACGAATCTGAAAAGGTCGAAGATGCGCCGTTGGTAGAATCGAAAGAGGAGCCAAAGGAGCCGGAGAAAGCGGAGACGACATCCGAAGAAGAAGCGGAAAAAGAAAATTGGACATTTCAAGCGGTGAAAGACGAGCGCCGAAAACGTCAAGAGTTAGAGAAACAGTTAGAGGAATTAAGGTCGAGTCAGAATAAGACTGAACGCGAAGAGTTGCCCGATGTTTTTGATAATCAAGAAGAGTTCGCGAAATCTCTTGAGAATCGAGTAGCGGCAAGTGCTAGAAGCCAGATTATTCAAACTCAGCGGGATATGATGATCGAATTCAAAAGCGACTACGAAGAAAAGGAGGCCGCTTTTATTGAGTTTGGGAAAGATAACCCAGCACTTATTGCCCAAGCAAATGCAAGCCCTAATCCGGCTAAATTTGCATACGAGCAAGGTGCGAAATTCCTTAAGTTTCAACAGATGCAAGACGTTGACACGATGGAAGCTAAATTGCGTACAGAGCTAGAGGCTAAAATTCGAGCTGAGTACGAAAGCAAGCAGAAATCTGTCGAGAGTAAAGGCGCTAATTTATCACCATCTTTGGCAAATGCCAGGGGTACAGTTGAGGCGGAAGAGTCCGTACCAGAAAACCCCGGCGATTTATTTTAAATAAAGGTATAAATTATGGCTGGCTCACAAGTTAGTGCAAATAACAAAACGACGCGGTTTCAAACCGATGTTCGAAAAGAGTATGTTCGAGAAGGTCGATTTGGCCCATATATTGGTGCTGATGAAAACTCTATCATTCAGACAAACAAAAACCTAAAGAAAGTATCGATCCCCCTTGTTGGTAAGCTTAAGGGCGCTGGCGTTAATGGGTCTTCAACTCTCACGGGTAACGAAGAAGCATTAAGCAACTATGCAGCTACCGGACAGCCTACATACTGGCGTAACGGCGTTTTGATTGATAATGAAGAGCGCGAGCTTTCAGAGTTCGATTTGTTCACAGAGGCTCGCCCCTCTTTGATGAATTGGACAATGGAAAAGAAACGCGACCAAATCATTCAGGCGATGGGCGCAATTGAAGCCGGTGGCACTTACTATAACTATGGTGGTAGTGAAGGCGCTTATGGATCAACGGCTGCATCTGCTGCAAATATGGATACTTGGAACACTAATAACCAAGACCGCATTTTGTATGGTTCCGCAAAAAGCAATAACACTTCAGGCAATCATACGACATCATTAGCCGCTATTGACACAACAAATGATAAGCTTGATGCCGACATAGTGTCTCTGTTAAAGCGCATGGCTAAAAATGCAGCGCCTTTGATCCGTCCTATCATGATTCGCAATGACGAGCCAATGTTCGTTTTCTTTGTCGGCTCTTATGCATTCCGCGATCTACGTGCAGACCTTGACGCACGCCAGCAAAACGCATTGCCACGGAATAAGGATCAAAACCCTATCTGGACTGGTGGCGATCTATATTATGATGGCGTCGTAATTAAGGAGGTTCCAGAAATCGATTCAGTGTTTATTGATGGTGATGGCACTGGTAGTCCTTTCGATGGCGTATGGGGAGCAAATGCGACAGGTGATTCTCTAGCGACTGCTGGAGATTCCTCAAGTCGTGTTGGTGTTGGCTTCTTCTGCGGTGCTCAAGCAGTAGGCATGCATATCGGTCGCATGGCAACATTCAAGCGCCGAAGCGAAGACGATTATGATCATCTATCAGGTGTTGGTGTTACTATGAAGCACGACATCAAGAAGATCTTCTACAACAATAAGCAGCATGGCATGATCACTTCATTCCATTCAGCAGCAGCAGACAGCTAAGGGGGTGATTCATGGCTGATTTAAGTTATACGAACGACGCTACAGAGCGCAAAGCTAATTCAGGCCTAGTTCCAGGTAAAGGTGAGGCGCAGACTGTTAAAGCGTTGATTTGCTCGACAATCGAACTTGCAGCATCGGCGAGCGGAACCACTGTAAAGCTTGGGCGCATTCCTGCAAATGCTCGAATTTTGCCAACTGGTCTTATTTATAATGACGACCTAGCTACAAGTGGTTCCCCTACTCTTGATATTGGCTTTGGTTCGGTGGGATCAAATGTAACAAGTGACCCAGACGCTCTAAACAACGGCATTGCTTTAAGCTCAGCAACTACAACTACCACGGTAATGGCTGATGCTGCAAATGCCGGTAAGCGTGCTTGGGAGTTTGTTAATGGTCAGACTACCGATCCAGGCGGTGAGCTTGATGTTTATGTTAGCGTTAAGGATGCGGCTACCACCGCAACTGGAACGGTGACCGTTGAGCTTTATGGTTACTTCGATTAATGCTGGCGAAGCTCTAGAGGCCTGTCGGTCTTTAGAGTTTCAAACAGTATTGGATATAGGGGCGGGTGACGGTTGTCATTCCGCCTTTTTTCGTTCTATGGGCAAAGATGTAAAGACGTGTGACATTTATGGCGATCATGATTATTTAGGGCGCTACACGGATTTAGATATAGGTGATAAATTCGATCTAATTTGGTGTTCGCATGTGCTAGAGCATCAACCAAATGTAGGGTTATTCCTCAAGCAGGTAGCGTCAAATCTTAATGATGGCGGTTATTTTGTTGTAACAGTCCCACCACTGAAACATGATATTGTCGGTGGGCATGTGTCATTATGGAATGCTGGCCTATTGCTGTATAATCTCATACTTGCTGGCTTTGATTGCTCAGAGTCTAAGATTAAGACATACGGGTATAACATTTCTGTGATTGTTAAATATAAACCAATAATTTTACCCGGCTTAAAGATGGATTTCGGCGACATTGAAACACTATCTAAGTATTTCCCTTTTGATGTACGGAATGGTTTTGATGGGCGAATAGAGGAATTAAACTGGTGAAAGTAGCTATCGTAGGCGGTGCTAGTTCTTGGGTAGATGCTCCATTTGATGATGAATCATGGGAAATATGGGTTCTCGGCAATCAAATGGATAGATATAAAGATTTGCGTGTATCCAGAATATTCGAAATACACGACAACTTAGAAGAGCATGACGCTAGTTATCCGCAATGGCTTGTCAATCACAATATTCCACTTGTTGTTAGTGATAAATTCCCCATGGATTGCAATCACTCTGAAATATTTGATTATGATCAAGCGTCAAAGCTAATCGGTGAAAATTTCAGTTCTTCTCCGGCGGTTATGATGGCTCAAGCTATTCTGGACGGGGCTTACGAGATTGCTATTTTTGGCGTAGACATGGCTCTAGATGAACATGAGTACTTTATGCAGCGCCCATCAATGGAACAATGGGTTGGATATGCCAAAGGTATTGGTATTAACGTGCATATTCATCGAAGCTCAAGCTTGGGTTATACTACATACAGAGAAGGTAGAGATTGGCCTAATAAAGGTTTTGACGGTTTCGATGCTGGCGAATATCGCGACATGTACAATATACATAAGCAGCGATTCGATGAGTTAGAGCAAGAGTTAAACGAAGCTCTACCCAAAGTCGAGAGAATGAAAGCTGAGGCGCAAGCGTTAAGCGGTGCTATGCAGGTTTACGAACGACTCCAAAAGGTCGCTAGGGCTAAATCAAGCGGAATTAAAGTAGGTATAAAGAATGCCAAAAACTAAAGCAGAGTGCAGAGATAGGGCGTTAAGGAAGCTTGGTAAGTTAGCTATCGGGCAAACTGCTGAGGCGGGCATTGCTTCAGATATGGAGGACGCATACGATCAAATATATGCAAGGTTGGAGCAATTGGGCTTGGTTACCTGGAGTTCTACAGGGTCTGTTCCTGATGAATTTGTAGAAGATATAACCGCAATGATGGCGTTTGAGCGCTCCGAAGGGATACCCGATAGCCGATA